GTTTCCCAGTCACGATCGATGCTGTTATTACAGAAATTGCTGCTGATAGAATCGAAGCACTTGAAAAAAAGATTGACAAAAACAATAATGAAGCAGATAAATTGAAAGAAGCTAATAGAGTCGCAGCAGAAAAGGACTTGCCTGTTGATGAAGCATTATTACGTCGGGCAACTAAAGACGTACAAAACCTACGTGATATTAAAGATTTAGATGCTAGAGAAAAAGCATTAAAAGAAATGTATGCTCAAAACTCCGCAGAAAATGCTAAAATTCAAGAAAAATTTGATAACAAAACTGTGGTTGGTGAAAATTTCCGTAATGCAGGTGCTTCCATTTGGAATGCAACTGGTGGTTGGATTTTTGGTGATACCACCACCAGAGAAGAAGATTTAGCTTCTGAAAACAAACAAAGAAATTTGGACACAGTAGCTATGGAACAGCTAGGTAGAGAAATTCAACGCCAAAGAAAAGAACAAGAAGCTCTTAAAATTAAAGCAGATAATCCACAGGTTGCTCCCGCTGGAAACGTTAATGAAGTAGTTAAAGCTGCTAATGCCGAAGCTGTTGAGAAACAAGCTACGTTAAATGACACCAACAAGATTTTGTTGGATATACTATCAGCCATCAGAAATAATGGTGCTATTCAAGAAGGACAAGATGCAAGTTTGGATGACGATTTCCAAGATGCATTAATTGACTTTGCTGAACAAGGTACTGAGCCGGGAAGTATTTACACTCACGACATCCATTTAGAAAAGATACTCAATTCGATAATGGCTGGCAAGGGTTCATCTAACATGATGAACTTAGGTTTGTTCGATAAAGACAATATCGGAGAAGCTATGGATGGTGGTCTGCAAATACCCGCCTCTCAAATCAGTGAATATGAAAAAGATTTCGATAATGCCGAGAAGCAACGTATTCCAGCAACATTATCAGAAATGTTAATCAAGGGGTTAAGTGGTTTTGGTAGAGGCTCTGCCAATATGCAGAACCTTGGTTTATTTGATCCTGGTAATGTAAAAGACCTAGATGAAACACCATCTTCAGCCTCAGAACTGAATTATCAAACCGCTTTAGGCAAAGGCTTAGGTGCAGGTGCTGTTCAACGACTTATTGACCGGTTCACCAACACTATGGAAAAGACTAAAGAAACTATCGCATCTACTGGCGACGGGTTAATGTATGATTATTCTTCTATTAGTAATGGAATAATGGGTAATTACGACTCTAACAAGGGAGGAATAAGCACCAGTTTACTTAACACCAATGAAGATATAGCAGACATAATTGAAAAGGATAGAGTTTCAAACGAAACAGATAACAGCAAAGTTATTTCTGAATTGAGAAGACTATCAGATAGTATGGAGCAATCGGAGCAATTAGAAAAAATTCTAGAGGTTCTACTTGATATTCTCAAGAAGAAAGAAAATGTGACTATTGATTTACAAACAGGTTCCAGCAGTGGAAAATCGGGTAAGGGTACAAATTCTGGCAAGGTTGTGAAACAAACCATGAAGAATGTGGGATGGACTGGTCTACAAGAACCAGTGTATAGCCCTGCATCTAACACTGGTGGTGTGGGAGTAACAGGAGGTTATCGTGCCTAAGTCAACAACTCAGGGTAGACTTAACCCTATTGAAAATTGTTATTTAATTATACCTAGTTTAGGAACTTGGACATTAAACAATTTGCCTGATATTAGTGATGGAAAAGATGTTGTCTTTAATGAAGATAACATTATGGGCCGTTCGTCGCCAATAGTAATGTACCATTACTCTGGTGCTCGTAATATTAGTATTCAATTCCATATGTTTCATTATGATGACCAAGAAGGTAGAGACAATCTTTTGTTTTTAAGAAGCATTCAAAGTCTTGCATACCCAAGAGCAGCTAGTAGCAGTGCTCCTTATGCACCACCTGAAATCTGCAAGTTTAGATGTGGTAATTTGCTGTCGGTGAATTCAGAATTGTGTTTGATTCTGTTAAGTTACAGAACGACTTTCCCCACAGATGTCATCTGGGACTTTAGAAATTACATGCCTTATAAATTCGACATTGATACTTCATGGAGAGTTGTATACACTTCTCAAGATTTGCCCATTAACACTAGAATAATACAGTCAGGAAGATAAGATGACAATACCAATTACTGCCAGCAAATTACGTCCAGAATCTATCATGGGAAGTACCTATAGTCGGTATTTATCACAGAAGGTAATTTACTGGGGTGATAACAACATCATTACATTTGATACATACAACAGAAGAAAATATGTGCCTACAGGTCAGGAACCTTTGATGCTACTGAACAAATCTTTAGAGTATCGTCCAGACTTAGTGGCTTTCGATATGTATAGAGCATCAGAACTCTGGTGGTATATTCTTGAGGCTAATGGCATGAAAGATATTACAGAGTTTGTTTCAGGAAAAACCATAATTATACCTAATATTCTATGATAGCAACCCCGTCTTGTGATGTAAGTCAAATATTGTCATGTGTTCCAAATGGTGCTGTATTAGCTCCATTCGTAAAGGCTACAATTGTAGCCTCTGGAGTAGTCATTACTGTAGGTAATGAATCTAGTCCAGCGAACAATAATACTGCGGTTATCAAAGACTTTGAATTTGGACATTCAAATGGATTTGAATGTAGATTCAAAATATTTGATGAACAAGGTGGTTCATTTAGTAGATTTATGGAACACTTAATGAAAGAGTTCAAGTGTTTATCACCCGGCAATAACTTTGAAATCAGAGTCAAATTCGGCTGGATATTGAATTTTTGTGATGGCGGTATACAAGTTATTTCCAGTCCAGAATACTGGTTGACTTTATTTGGAATAAATTGCAGTTATTCTGATGGTCGATTCATGTATGAAGTAGAAGCTAAAGATATTACCAGTATGTCGTTTGAAAGCAAACACAGTAAGGTATATGGTGGCGATGCATTTAAAAATGCTACAACCATCAAAGAAGCCATTACTACTATGTTTCAAGATCCAAAATTTCCTCCATCTGTTGCTAGTGTAAGATTTTGCAGACCGGGTAAGACGAGTACATTTGATTGCTTGAATAGATTTAATGCACCTGAAGATATAGAATTTGAAGATAAAGACTTCAAAGGTAAATTCCCAGGTAATAATCTATCAAAAATTGACTTAGCTTTAAAATGGCTTGCGGACTTTCTAAGTGATCAGAAAAAAACGTTTGTACCAATGTTCAATGCACAAGTCCCAGGTGGAGAAGTTATTTTCTGGGAAACCTTGATTCCAGACAGTAATCAATTAGTAGATTGGGCGGGATATTCGGCTGGAACTTTTGTAGTTAATGGTGGGCCAAAAAGTAATGTTTTACAATTCAACCCAAGATTCCGATGGGTATTCCCATCGTTGCAAAATGCCTCTGGGCAAATGGGTGTAGACCCAGATAAAGGTGATAAAATAGAGCCAGTTATCAAAGATGGCACGAACAATAATGAAACAGGCAGTGAAATGTTTACGCCTTCTAATGAGCGAACATTAGAAAGAGATCAACCGGGAAATAAAAAACAAGCTGTTGAAGCAAGACAAAAACAAATGAATGGTATGCAAATATTTAGACTCAATGGAGTTATGCCTATTGAGGGAGAATTGGTTATTGTTGGCGACCCTCTTTTGTCACAACCTAGTCTGTGTATGTTAAGAAACATACATATCAAATTCATTAATCCTCATTATTTGTTCGGTGGTTCCTCTAAACCAAATGGAGAAGTGGATTGTGGAGAGTGGTATGTTCAAGGCCCTGGCGGTTGTAACACTATATTAAGTAACAAGGCTTGGTTAATCAAAAGCATTGTGCATAGAATTGCAGATGGAAAGTACACTACATCTTTCAATGTTAAGTTATTGGCACCTGGAGTAGATGTAGATATATCACAACCAGTCGGTGGCAATGGTGCTGGAGGTTGGGTTCCACCTCTAAGTTGTTAGGAGTAAATTATGGCAGAGAACATTACAGAGTATCTACAAGGACTTGCAGATACTGTTGGTGATTTAGCGTCTACACAAGCAGACCAACAAATTAAACAAGATAGAGAACACACCATCAAAGTACAAGACATGGCTTTGCCATTCTTTACTAAAGCATTGTGTGTTGACACTCGTGATTTCAGAAAAGAGTATCGAGTAAGGTTTTACCACCCTCTACTACACAAGCCAGATACGCCTTTAACGTCTTTGCCGTTTGCTTCACCTATTTCTCCTATGGGTGGTATAGATGACTCAGGTTTGAGTTGGGTACCACCTGCTGGCTCGATATTATGTTTGATATTTGAAAATGGTGATAGAGATGCACCGCATTATCTTGGCACCTCTTGGCAACGAGCAAGAGATCCAGTTCCAAGTAAAGAATATCAACAACTCTATACAGACAGAGCAACTAACTATTACTTGAAACCAAGTAATGACGACAATTCGTTTGAAGAACTACCTCCGTGGAATACTGAAAGCTATAACAACTACGATTATACAGATACTAGTTCTTTCGCACATAATCGAGAAGAACAAGTTAATTTCACCATGCCTAATATCTATGGATTTAAAACTCCAGAGAAACACATGTTTAAAATGGTTGATGGTGATCCAAAATGTAATCGTCGAAATAAACGTATTGAAATACTATCTGGTGGTGGCCAATGGATGATGTTCAAGGATGATCATTTACACTATGGCGGTCAATGGGCACAAGGTAAAGGAACTAGCATAGCACAATGCTCTACGGCCAATGGGGATGAACCATATATTACTGACCCCTTTGGTAAACCAATTGAAGGAAGTAATAATTGTGGTGAAACTACATTGGGTGGAAGAACAAGCACTCCTGGCAATCCACCAGAGCCACCAACTGAATTTTTCGAATCCCAGAAAGGTTCTAATCCTTACTTTAAATACAAGAACGAACAACGACCATATGATGGGCCAAGAACTTCACAGAATAATAAATGCGATTTGCCACAAAGTGGTTGGCAATTATTAACTGCTTCTGGGCATACAATAGTAGCTGATGATTCTGTTGAAGAGCCTAGGGGGAAACCAGATTGGCAACGTTCGTTAGAACCATTTGATTATGGTTGTACTGATAGGTACATGGGGAGATTCTACATTCGCACTGCTCATGGTCATGAATTTGCCATGAGCGACCACGAAAGTAGTTCTAGTGTACGTTCCGACAAGAATTACATAAGAATGAAAAGTGCTTTGGGCAATAGAATTGAGTTAAACGACCACTCGATTGGCGAAGACTCTTGTAAACATGCTGGCCCTAGTCGTGGTGTAGTCATTGAATCAACCTCCAAACACAAATTATCGTTTGTTGATGATAGAAACGATCATTGTGGATTGGATAGACGTGGTGGTGCAGAACCTATCAACAAAGCAACTAATGCATATGTAAAATTAGAAAGTGGTTATGGTTCTTCTCTGGAGTTCGGAGATAACAATTCCCAAGAAGAAACACAGAATCAATACGTTAGATTGATGAACCCACAATCGGGGCCAGGGGAAGACCCTAATAAAAGTGAATTTGGGCCACACATATTTAGAATGCAAGCTCACCCACAAAGAACACCGGGTGTGGTATACTTGCGTGCTGGTGGTTATCACTTGAGACAAACTACCCATGATGATGTTATTATTGTGGGTGATGACGAACTCAATCCAGAAGGAGCCAATAAATATACTTATGTGACGAAAGACCATTCTATTGTTGCAGAAGGTGTTAACTTCTCATATGCTGGAAAACAACATGTAGTGTTTTCTGAAGACAAAATATTGTTGTTAGCTGGTAGGGATTGTGACCCTGCTGAAGGCAAGAAATGTAATGGCCCTTGCTTATATCCAGTTATCATTGCACGTTGTCCAATTAAATGTCCATTAACTAAAATCTTACACTTTTCTGACTACTCTATTAGTGAAAGAGTGTTTGCTTCTGGCAAACAAATTGATTGTTCTTCTGGCGATCCTATCAACCCAACTGGTGGTGGTGAAGGTTGCTCGGAAGATAATGAAGACAATAATTCAGACAATTCAATAAATACAGGAGAAGGTGAAATTGTTGCTGGCAGTGGAGGTTAAAATATATGGCTAAAGTTAGATTTCTAGGATTACAATACCCTTTGGTGGAAACAGCAAAGGGTATCATGGCCCAAAAATCAAGCGTTGACCAAATCAAGGCGGATTTACTACAACTTTTACTTACCAATCCAGGTGAAAGAGTTATGTTGCCTGATTTTGGTGTGCCTCTACGTAAATTCATATTTGACCAATCAGATGAAACAACTCTCATTCAAATCAAACAAGCTGTTATAGATGCTATAGAAAAATGGGAGCCTCGTGTAGAAATTGAAAATATTCAAGTTACTTCTGGTAACGAATCAGAAAACGAAGACCATGCTATATACATAAACATCACTTTTTTTGACCCACAAAACATATCTCAGATTGAGAGCTTAGTATTACAAATACCGTTGTCAGGAGCGTAAATGTTTCATAATTGCCCATTCCCAGTTGAGCCTTACGATCAGTCTAAGTTAATCAAGAACGCTAACTTGATTAGTATCAACTATACTAATCAAGATTTTTGGTCAATGAAATCTAGACTTATTGATTTCATCAAAGAGCGATTTGCCGACCAATTCAACGATTTTGTTGAATCAGATTTGGCAATGATGCTTATTGAGAATTGGGCTTTTATTGCAGACACATTGTCTTTCAAAATTGACCAAATTGCAAATGAAGTGTTCATTGACACCGTATCTGAAACAGATAATGCCTTTCGTCTTGCATTATTAGTTGGATTTAAGCCCACTCCACCGGTTGCAGCCACTTCTAGATGGGCTGCGGTCATCAATAACGTACTTGATACAGATTTGAGTATAACCACACCAGTAGCTGTTAGCTTTCAATCGGAAGTGGGTGGACGTACTATTGAACTTTTCCCTGCTGACCAAAACAATAATCCTTTGTTCGACCAAAACATTGTTATTCCTGCTGGAACTATTACTAATACCAATATTGTTGGTGTAGAAGGCATTACAAGACAACAAGCAGAAACTGGCAGTGGCGAGATAAATCAATCCTATCAGTTAAGTGCAGGGCCTGTTATCTTCGATTCTATTAGAACATTTGTGGATGGTATTCAATGGACTCAGGTAGATTATTTTACTGATTCTCAGGCACGAAAAGAATTTCGTGTAGAATACGATCCAAGCTATAATGCTTTCATCATATTTGGCAATAATCGTGGTGGTCTAATACCATCAAGAGGGTCGAATATATCTATAACGTATCGTATAGGCGGTGGTGTTGCTGGAAATATTGTTACTGGCGGTGCTGAAACACAAATAAATGCATTAGTACCTGGGTTTGAATTTAGAGTGCCTGTAACATTTACCAATTACACCAAAGGTGAACATGGGTACGATGGCGATACTATTGATGACATTAAGAGAAAACTACCTCTCTATCTTAGAACTCAAAACAGAGCCGTAACAGATAGTGATTATCAAAGTTTGTGCGACCAATTTGTCACACCATATCATGGCTCTATAGGCAAATCGACCGTTGTGCTTCGCAACTATGGGTGTGCAGCTAACATTATTGATATTTATATCTTAGCCAAAGATGGAACAGATGGTTTAATACCAGCAAATAACGATCTAAAAGTGGATTTAAAAAATCACATTAATGAACTAAAAATGTTTTCAGATTTTGTATGTATAAAGGACGGACAAATCAAGTATGTTGATGTGAACGTTGATTTAGTGTTGGATAAATTCTACAAGAAATTCCAAGACGAATATAAAACTAGAGTCATTAGAGGGGTGAACTCATTCTTTAGTTTAAATAATTGGGATTATGGACAAACACTAAGAGAAAGCGACGTAATTCAAGAACTGGGTGTTATCAAGGAAATTAGATCCATTAACATCAACTTCTTAACATCTGATGATGCCGAAACAGATGTGGTGACTACTAATTTCTTTGAAATTATTAGACCACAAAACATAGAGGTAAATTTCATATATGAGTAATCATAATTGGCCAACACGTCCTGAGAGAGAACAAAATCCCCATGCCATTGGTAATAAATGGCTGAAAAAACACTTCATAGAAAAAGATGCATTAGTAAAAGCAATTATGGCAGCTATGTACAATACTGGCTTGCCTATACCAGTATTGAACTATTATGATTCAACAGGAATGATACAACAAGAAATCCAGTATAAGTACGATATAACTGGAGATTTAGTTTTTGACAGGTGTTTAATTTTAGCGAAAGATTTTGTAAAAGAATATAAAGCCAAGGGGATTACCGATTCATTGCAAGTGTACGTGTATTTACATACTCTTTATTACTTAGACGAAGATGCGTGTAAATCAGAAATTATCAGCCTTATTAAACAAAGAATGTTCTATGCTACAAAAGTAGCATCTTGGATTTACGAATTAAAGCGTAAACTAGAAGATGATGATTAAGGGCCTAGAGGTTGTTTAATGTATTGATTTTGATAGTTACTACCAGTTCTGTTCATAATATCTGCCCATAACTGGCGGTACTTTTGTAAACCCTTAGCCTTCAATTGCATACCTTTAAGTGCCATGATGCTAATTTCGTAACATGGCAATCCATCAATAGGTTGTAATAACCCTACATCCAACATGATTTTTAGCAAATCAGGGTTAGCTGTTTGTTGTGCAAAATCTTGTGGTACATATTGAAAATGTCCAGCTTCAAGAACATATTTGTTAGAAATAGCCGGTAGCGGGCCTTTGTCTTCTAGTTCTTTACCGCCAGCATTTTTGCTGGTATGTCTTGTTAGATAATTAATGTAATTGATGATTTCTTGAGCGGTGTCTGGGTCTATACCATTAACAGCTATATTGTTGTTGATTCCCTTTTCTAAAGCTGAAAACCCTTTGTCGTTAATCTTATAAACTGGTATGTTGATTTCCTTGATAGCACCATTCTTTTTCAATTCTGCTATAGCAAATTCATGGGTTACTCTACCATTGGAATTTTTGATGATTTCTCGATTTACGGTGTCTATATATTGTTTAGCAACGATAGTTTTGCCGTGGTAATTGGTTGTTTCACCATTACTAATCAAATTAGCGATATGTGTGGCCACCTGATTCACCCATTGCATCAATAAATCATTATAAGCTCTACCACGCCAAGCAGTATCAAAGGCACTTTGTGCAACAGGGTTAGAGAACTGCTGATGCATAATCAAAGGCTCAGAAGGTGTATTGGCAGCATGATAGTACATGTGCGGTTGTCTAGCACCAGCTTGAGCAGCATTGCCTGGAGAAACGAAATTGGTAGGAACTTTACCCGGTGCAATTTCATTTAACATGAATTGTTTGAAACTAAACATACTATATTTAGTGTAGTAGCATTAATTTAAGAGACGATTATGGCCTTAAAATATCTGAATGAAAATCCAAGGGTAACTGACGAGATTGTGTTTCAATTTTCAACGCCTGACCAAACAGGATGTAATTTATCAGACCCTTACCGTCTTGATAAGATAGTCATTTATTTCGTAGAACGTGGGTTTTTAGGCACCAACTTTGGCGAATACGAAAAGGTTAGATATGACAATGATTTATTAGCAGAGACTATTGCAGCAGAAAAGGAAGCTTGCGATGATCCAACCGATGAGAACATTCTAAATGCTCAAAACTTACGCTCAGAGTTGGAACTTATTGCTATAAGAGATACTTCTTATTTCAAAGATGCTATTGCCGTAGCAACTATTGGTAGTGCCGACTTTCCTGCTTGGCTTTCTACAGATACTGACAACGCTCAAGTGGAGCACATCACAGAAGATGCAGAAGGAAACACAGTTTATGGTCAGTTTGAATATACTTGGCGACCAGAGGGTAGTGTAAGAGCAGGTGATTATTTCGTATGTTGGACATGGACACCTCTTCCTGCTGGCGATAGATTATCTGCTCATGATAACTTCATCCTACAAGGCGATCCGACTTCTCTTATTACCATTCCAACTCACCTTACTCCAGACGATAAATATACTGTTTTGCTAGAGAGATACTTGCCTTCCATGTATAAGGAATACATGGGCGACAACGATATTACTCCAGAAACTTTAGAAAAACTGAACAATGCGTTATCTGATGGGTTTAAATTTGTAGAAGATTTCTCATCACAGTTAATTGATTTATTGGATGCCAATGTACTACACGAATCCATGCTAGTGTATCTATCTAACCTATTCAATCTAAAGCTTAGAACATCTGAACCTACACTTTGGAGAAGGCAAATCAAAACTGCTGTGCAATTGTTTAAACAAAAAGGAACTCTTAATGGACTAAAGGAAGCTTTTGCACAAGCTAATATGACTTTAAACAAACTAACAATGCTCTATCAAGTAATCTCTCCGTTCACTTGGGTAGAATCATTCTTGGTTAAAGAAAGTCCTACATTCAATTTAAAGTACATTGCAGTTAATCCTACTTCAGAAAACTTCTTAGTTTACTTGAGAAGAAGTGGAACAGATGAGTACACACAAATTGGGTTAGATAATCTGGAGTTTGGTACAACAAATTGTGATTTCAATAGTGTTATTACTTGGGTAGGTGATGAAAAATCATCAGGTGCAATGCAGTTGTATTCTGGCGATATATTGAAAGTACAATACCTTTATAACGAGATACCTCCAGCCAAGCAGTCTCTTGAAGATTTCATTCAAACCTTGCCGCTTGGAGATACACGAGATGAAGCAGACCAAGAGTATCCTCCCAAGAATTGGAACGTTCGATTTATAGAAGAAGACGATCCAATGTTGCCTATTATTTGTCCAGTTATTCATCCATTCACAGAACCTGTAGTTTTTGGACATATCAGAACTGAATTTCCATACTCAGAAAATGTTTATAATAACGAAGAATACAATGGTAGTATTCGAGAATCAACTAATCCTTGTTTCATTGACAAGGATTGGCTTGACTCATGTAGTTGTTGCTTGAGCAGTAGTTATAACCTAGATGTAACTATAGAAGACCTGTCTAATGACAGACTGTTAGAACTTAGAGATATTTTGCGGGAATATACACCATTTCATGCCAGACCTTTTAGGATAAATTTCTCTGGTGAGATTGTAGAATTCGTGCAACCCCCTCTAGAGAACATTAACCAGTTAATCAACATTAATGTGGTAGACTACATGTTGGCTGGAGATATTGGTGGGTTATTCACTCGTTTTATGGGGGATGGTGTAACCAATTACGAATTTGATAGAAGTGAGTTAGCCGAAATAAACAATGTTGTAGTGGCTCAATCAGGAACTGCATATAATTCTGGCATTGGGTTAATTGTGCCATTGTATGATTTAGCACATTTAGGACTAAATCTGAGTAGTCATGTGTTAAGAGTTTTGGCTCCATCATCTAACAGCGGTAATTACACTATCCAACAATTCATGGGTCAATCTGCCATTGTAGGTGGAAGTTTCATTGAACCTTTAAATGAAGATGGATTTACGTGTTCGCTTTTCAACATCACATACAGCACAAGTAATGCATCCATCACACAAGATGATTTGTTTACATTTTATGATGACGAAGCCGATTATTCTGATTTAACCATTCACTCTTTAGATGACGTAGATAATGGATATGCTTCGCAAGCATATACAATGTCTATTCCTTCTTACTCTGCCACACCATATGCTATTCAAAAGTTTGAAAATGGTAAATTCATTCTGCTTGACCCAGGATATACGTTACCAACTGTATTCAGCAGTGGTATCACATATGCGATACATGATGAAACAGACCAGCCAGTCTACGATTCCAATACTGGCAAGTTACAAGTAGAGCGTCGTGGATTGGTTGAATTAAACGATAGTGGTATAGTGGATATGAACGATTTTGCCGAAATAGGATTTTATCTTAATTATAGCGGACAAGATTATGTCATCAACAAATTAGACGGGACAGATACTTTCCATATCACAAGCTATTCTGGCGGAAGTGCTGCGGGTGTAAGCGTAGAAATTCTAGAACCTGTATTCCGACAAGAAATAGGCTACTTTAACTATTATGGTCTAAATATAGAAACATTGGTGGACTACGAAGTACAGTTAAATATTTCCAATGGCACTAATTTCTCAGGAACAATTCTTGAAAACAATAGTTTTAAGGAAAATTTCCTATTCAAGATAGGCGACTATTATTACAAAATAATAGAAATAGATGGAACAACTATAAAACTCGAAGGTTTCCTTGAGAATTGGACTACTTTAACAGCAGGTGGGAGCACTGTGACTTTTGACATTTTACAATTTGTGAAACAACCAGCAGTCATTGATACTACTACCTACGACCAATTAGACCGCAGAAATCGTGAATATATCCTTGCTACTATTGAAAACCAAATCACTAACGAAGTGGAATTGATGGCGTTAAGTGCTAATGACCCGACTTCATTTGGTGAGTCTATTCAACAACAAGAAGAAATCAACTTTGTCATTGAATACAAAAATGGCAATAAACAAGAAGGTGGAATAAATGTGTAATGGGATCGTGACTGGGAAAC